AAACGGACAGGCTATGACATAACCAAACAGTCTGACGTTACCTCTATGTCTCCGTCAGCTTACAAGAAAATCTTGACCTCCCTGCTGGCCGCCAAGTCGTCCACCTCTACCGGCGCAGCAGGAGTCCAAACCCTATGGGATCAGATTACTGACTCCATAGGTAAACATTCTGAATCACAACGCCAGAAGACAAAGGACACCATCAATTCCTGGCGTACCTCAAAACCCAAATCAACCACATCCGGCCCCTATCAAAGCGGGCCGAACATGAACTACCGCTAACCTAGATCTAGCTCCTCCTGGGCGTATCTCGCTACCATCTCCATCTCTTTCTTACGCTCCAGGTTCATCTTAATCTGAACGATTCCCTCAATAAGAGCCTCAGCTTCTAATGTCTCATAGTCGTAATACGACAACATCACGCGCAAGGCTCCAATCATCTTCTCATCACTAAACTTCTGTTCTTCACTCATCTATCTATCTCCTATCTAATGAGTATGCATTCTCTCATGGATCGCTAACTCATTGAAATACTTACTAATTCTAACGGTTAGCACTATTACTTATATGGACGCTAACCTCAAATCCACCTCCTACCCCTTCCTTGTCAAGCCAAATCACTAATCTTGACATCAACAGGCCCATTGCACTACTATCGCCAAACTATGCAAAGCACCCAAACACAAGCCAATAAGCATCAGGCGCACCATGCGACGATGCGCACTAACCTATCTCTTATGCTCCGCTCTAAACGTGTCTCAAACGATTCCGTAGACACTCTGCGAGCTACACTACATGACAACCTTGATAACTTAATTCTTACTTACCCCAAAATACTAAACAAGTACGGTCTATCTGAAGGTTTATCCCTTCAGGAGAAAAAATCCGTACTCGGGTTAAGAACTGACAAGTTCAACCCAGGGCGAGAACAAAAGCTATTCATAGCTCATATGAAAGACAAGGGCGACCAGGTACGCAAGTCAAACTGGTCCTGGCGCATCGCCCAGGAAGCCCAGGAAAAAGCCTCCGCAGGATGGTATCCTTTCTTCGCTACACTAACGCTCGACCCTAAACTATTCCCGTACTACGGGGAAAAACCTGATTACTCTAAAGGGCCATTACAGCCCATCTACCTTGAACCGAAAGACCTTTGGCAAAAAGGGCGCGAGTTCAGGAAGTACATCAGGAAACTATCTGATATAGTCTGCAAGGAACTAGGGCACCCACCTGCCCGCCACAAATCAAAGGCTTGGCCGGACAACCGGCCCGAATCAGATTACATAACCTACGCAGGAGTTATCGAACATGGAAAGAGCCGTGAACATCACCATGGCCATTTTCTTATCTGGATGCGTGCTATCCCTTCCGATTGGAAAAACGATCCTAATCACGGTAGACTCCCTGCAAACTGCACAGCAAATGAATGCCTCCCAATGCGGAGCATTTGGGGCTGGTCCGATGTACAACGTTCACCGACAATGTATTTCAGGACCATAAACGACATTTGGAAATCAAAGCATCGCTTTGTTACTCCAATAAAGGACGGTCAGCCTCTAAAGATGCATACAGCGTCCGTGGCTGGCCACTACGTAACTAAATACATTTCGAAGGACCACAAAGAATGGAAACATCGAGTGAAAGCAACCCGCAACCTGGGAATGAAAACGCTGAAGGAAGTAATCAACAGTTTCAGCCTGGAACAAACAGAACATCTGACATGGCGGCCCAAGTCGTCGATATTGTGCCATTCTCTGAGAATGACCCATTCCGCGCCACTCGGATTAGTGAGACAGTTGGCGAAACAGCGTCTTTACTATCTGAAGTACAAATGGAAGCTACTGGATTCCAAGGAGCTACTACAGAACAACTCGCTGCACTATCCAAAGATGCTGAGGAGCGTGCAAGCTGGAGCCAGGCCCGACAGGATGGATTCGTCGGCCTGTTACGATTGGGTAAGCCAACACCTGCCCGTTCCCAACGGATACTTTAACCATGTACTTCTCGACACGCATGGTCGGCTTGCAGCATACTATGATGTATGTCACTGGCGTGTTAAGCACACTTCAATTGGAGCAAACAACATTGGATATTCATAGATCATTTCAAATCGGCGCAGAAAAGCTGGCCGACTCGGGCAACCGCTACACAAACCTGCATAAATCCCATGGGATTGAGCAGCATCAATGGGACATTCTGACCCAAAAGGAATACTGGTCGCCAGAACAGGCCCGTTCCATGCGTAGCAACCTGGCTAACATTGTCGAGGTTGCCATGACAATCGCCGGTATGCCCGCAATCCCACTACCAGGGCAATACGTAGCAGCGGTAATCGCTGCAATCGTTGCCCCCTGCAACTGGATGGTGGCCGCCACAAAAGCACCAGACACCTTCGACGCCCTCGACGCCTCGGGGATGCTCGGGGGCTCAAAAGTCAAGGACATGACCGTCCAGCAGCTACAGTCCCTCATCATGTGCTACGGTGGCGCCTTGACAGGCGAACCTGGTGCGCATAGACTCCCTAAATCAGTCGGGGAAGCCGTCAAAGAGGCGAACAAAAAATGAGCAAAGCCAGCCGAGGGGGATTAACCCTCAAAACAGGGAAGATCGGACGAGTCAACTGCTTGCGTCAGCAAGTAATGATGCCTGGAGAACGGATCAACATCTCCATGAATGGCAAGGTCCGTCTGGAAACCCTGCGAGAGCGTGACGTTATGCGCATCAACGCTCACCTGGGTGTCTTTATGACCCCCCTTCGCTGGCTCTGGCCCGACTATCCGGACTACGTGAAACAAGGTCCACAAACACTCCTACATCCGCCGGTTGTATCGGCATCCGCTAACTGGGACAGGCTTGGCATAGGGTCCTACCAGGGTGCAGCCGGTGGGTCCTATTTCAAGCACTTTGAAGATGCCTATCTTCGCGTTTACAACGAATGGTACAAATGGCCGGAAGACGCCGACCACGGTTCAGTAAACGTCCAGGGTGAAAAAGCCGTACCCCTGGCAAAAACCTGGTCACGCTGCCGCTACAACGCGAAACCGCTCGACGAGGAGAACTACACGATCGACGCGACAACTGCCCCCATGGACGTGCGTGCACTATCCGAAACCCAGGCAGCCTATCGCTCCGCCATGAAGCGGGACGTCCTCAGCTATAACCGCTGGCAAGAACTGATCTCCGATTCCTGGAAAGGATCGGGCTCTCGCGAAGTCGATCAAGTCCCAATCCTGTTGGATCAAACTTCAGTGGGTGTAAACCCGAGGGAAATGCCCGCCACGGATGGCGCTTCCCTGGGCCAATGGCAGTCCATGTTTGATTTCAACCTGGACCATCAAATACGCGGCGTAGTCGCTCCTGAGCATTGCATTATCACCTACATGCTGACCCTTCGTTTCGCATCCGTTATCGAAGGCTGCTCACCGCTGGCAACAGACCGCCTCGACTGGTTCGAGTTCGTGGCCGATCCCGAATACCTGTCCAGCAAGCACCCAATGTCGGTAACCAGGCGCGACCTGCAACAGACAGACAGCGCCACATCCCTCGGCTTCCTACCGGCCGGCTGGCAATGGCGCTCAGACCATGACGTCATCGGCCAACAGATCGATACCAGGGATTCATTTCCCTACATGGTCAACCCTACCACCATGGAAGAATGCAAAGACGCAACCCGCGTCAAAGACGCATTTCGCTCCCAGGCGCTAGACGACTACGTTGTCGACGTCTTCGTCAAGGAAGACTCAACCCAACCCATCGGCGACTCCATGGATTCATACATGGCCGGTATGGTCGATGACGCCCAACCTTCACCTGGTGGCAAAAATCAGGAATTTCCAAAAGGCGGTAAAATGCTATGAGCATCGTTAACGTTCAACGTGACTTTACCCTCACCGTACCAGGTCAGACCGCTATTGCCTTACCTGCCGGTGCGATCAACACCGACCCGCTGCCGGTCAATGCCGATCCTGTCGTTTACGACGATATCGCATCCCTCAACCTGGTTAACGGCGGCGACATATCCCTGGCCGCCAATTACATCACAGGCGCAGCTTGCTATCTCCTGGCACCGCTCGGGGACCGAACCCCGTACCGCGTCAAAGCATCCATTGCTATCACTGACACCGACACAAAGACATTCATTGTCGTCGGCTACGCTCCTGCAAGCATCACAGGCGCCGGTGATCTCATCGATGAACCGGTGCTTATTCCCTTCATCGGTCAATACGATGACTTGGTCCTCATCCCTGCCGTTGAAGACACCGACCCTAATTACGGCCGCGCCCTGGCCGTTGGGATCGTAGTCTACGCAGGGGCCGTGCTATCGAACGAAGCAGTACAAGGACACTTGTCCGTTCAACGCCTCGGCACAAAACCGCCCACCATGCACAACGCCGTAAGCTGATGGCTATCGGTGTCGGTGCAGCAATCCTTGGTGGCGCTGCCATATCAGGCGCCGCCTCTTACCTGGGCGGCCGCCAGTCTGCTAACGCCGCCCGTGAAGGCACCGCCGAAGGGCTCCGCAGGGAACACAACTACTACAGAAAGCGTGACCGCTATGACTGGCGTCAAGCTAAAAGCCGTGGACTAACTCCGCAAGAGTTCTACGGCTCATCTGCTGCCGGTAACTCTGCTTCATCCGGCGCAGTCTCTACCCTGGGCAATCAACTGGCCCAGGCAAAACAGCAACAGTACCAGGGCTTCGGCCAGGCGGTCCAAACCGCCGCATCACAGGCCGTACCTGTCAAAGTTGCTGAAATCAACCAACAAACCGCGCTCGGTACTGCCCGCATCCAGGCGGGGCAATCCGGCGCTAACACCCAACTGACCACTTCCACCCAATACGCTATCGCTGAAATGCGTAACCGTATCGACCAGGGCAAACTGGACCTGTCGAACAAGGAGTTTAACTCCGTCACTGCTCCGGCCGCTGCCGCTAAGCTCCGAATCTCTGAGCAGGAATTCAAGCTCAAAGTCAACGAAGTGGCAAACACGCAACCCGCCTGGGTGCGTGAAAAGACGCTCCTAAACATGGGCGTCGACAA